ATCAAAAAATCTTTGTGGTGCCGGAAATACGCTGCGGTCTTCTGGCTTTAGCTCACCAAACTCTCGTAGTTTTGGCTTGTTGTCATGCACTTCAAGTGCCTGCCTGACATTATCGTCACTACCTTCAGCAAAGTAGCCATCAGCAAGCTTTTGACGCATGCCTTCAGGATCTCTCGCTACATTCAGTGCGGCACCGTCAGGTGTTAAAAATTCAGATGATTGAACAGGCTGCCCTGTCATCTCTTCGACAGCTCCATACAAGTCGGTCGCAATACCTTGGCGCTGGAACTTTGCAGCCACTTCAGTGTCGTCAGAGCGCAATGTGCCATCCAGGTAGTCTTTCATTGATGCGCGAGCAACAAATGTATCGGTAGGGCTGCCATCACCCTGGTAGACGTAAAAGTCTGCGCTTGAATCACCAGGATCTGGGCTTGTTGGGGTTCGGCTGATTCTGTAACCGCGCTCTGCCAGCTTAGCCACTGACGCCTCTGCGTCTTCAGGTGTAAGCGCAGTAAGGCCCATTACAGTAAGTCCAGCTGCAGTAGCAATTGGGCTGGCCTGTACCTTAAAGCCTCGACCTTCTAGATCTCTTAACAGGTCATCTGTAACAGGTATTATTCTCGGTGACAGCTCGGCTGAGCGTCTAAACTGATTAAATTTAGCTTCTGGTGTATCGCCAGGTCTGCCAGCAACATCTTCTGGAAGCATGTCTGCAAGTGTAGCGTCAGTGTCTATACGGCCCATACCTTGGCCTGGCAGGTTAGCCGGATAAATAATATTTCCGCCAGTAGGATCTACAGGTCTGCTAGTATCTATTCGAGCCAGTGTATTTAGATCAAGCACATTGGCGTCTAGCTGCGCCGGATCAGCTACAGCAAGGCGACCTTGCGCTGTGGTAGATGCGCCTTCATTCCTAAACTTCTTATCCATAAGGTCACGGATAGAATCGCGCACAACAGCTGGCGCTCCACTGTACTGCGGCAAGCTTTCAGGGTTATCTATCCCTTTCCAATCAGGTATAAAGTTTTTAATTTCTCTGTCGAGGGCTGTTCTAGTGCTTAAGGGAGCAACAGTAGATGTGTAAGCGAGCATAGCTTCGCCAGTCATGCCCGAAAAGTCGCCGCCTGTAGGAGCCATAGTAAACGGCGCTAGTATTGGGTCTTTGCCAGTCTGAGCCTGTACCTGTTGCGCTTTTTTCATTATCTGGTTCAGCGGGCCTAAAGCTGAGATCCAGGCGCTTCCAGCGTTTTCAAGCGGCCAGCCTTGTCCACCAGTCAGGTTAACAGGGTATCTAAGTCGCTGCTGTCCAATACCAGTTAAAAGGTGTCCCGCCTGGAGTCTATCAGACATGCTAGATATTAAAGTCTCGCCTTCAAGGTCTGACAGAGTCATATTTGGAACATCAGCAGGAATGGTTCCAAGATCTTCCTGTACTGGAGCCTGCACTGTCTGTGCATCGCTTTTACGGTTATAAAACCTAGGGTCTAACTCAGCAGGCAACACGTTCTGGTAGGTCTGAGATATGGGTGATCCACTCAGATCTTGCGCTTGCCTAAGTTTCTCTGCGAGCGCCTTTCTTCTCATTGCTGAACTTACTGGAGTAAATACACCCATTACTATTCCTTACATGTTTTTTAAAGCTTCAAGCGTTAAATACTCGTCGTTGTTGTCGATATCAGCCAGGGTCTTCATGGTCTTGGCTTCAGTCTCAGCGGTGCGAGCTTCTTTAAGTCCAGCGTCTGCAATAGTATCTACCACATCAGCTCTAGCCTTAGCAGCCTTAGCCTGGGCTTCTTCAGCCATTGCGCGTAGTGCAACACTGTTTGGATCTTCTTGCTGGTTCTGAGCTTCAAGCGCCATCTCTTCAGCTTCCTTCTCTGTAGGTGTAACAACACCCATGTTAATTAGCTGCTTGCGGAAATAGGACTTTACGTCGCCAATGCCTTCGCCTTCCATGTTCATCATGGCCATAGCGCCCAATACAGACAGTGTCTGTGGATCTTGCGTAATGGTCATCATGCCGGTAATGGCTCGTACAGTAGCTGCCTTCTTGCTTGTGCTAGATGGGCCAACCTCTGCAACAACATCAAAGGATGCTTCAGTAAGGTCGTTCTCATGCTCTAGCTGGCCCTCTGGTGTCATCGCTGGCTTCATTAGCTGCACAGTATCAGGTGCATCGTCATCACCAATGATCTTCATGTTTCGGCCTGGCTCTACGTACAGGTCTCTTGCCATGCTCAACCAGATCTCACCTGCGCGCTTCATACCCTTACTAAAGTTGCTCATATAGATAAAGGTCTGCATATCCAGGCGCTGCTGAATTAGCTCTACGGCTTTGCCCGATATGTTAGATGACATTTCATCACCGGCTTGCTGGTTGCCCATTATGTCAGACATATCCTGCTCAGTTACTTGCAGTAACGCTGCCATAGCTGGTGGTACAGCTGGCGGCTTAGTGTAACCAATTGGGCCTTGTGCCAGTTCGTTGCCATTCTGATCTGTAATAGGGTTTAGCAGCAAGTATGGGTAATCTTTTAGATTATCTTCAGACCACATTACCTGGTGTCCTGCAACCTGCTCAGGCGTCAAGATCGGCTTCTCTACGCTGCTTAGCGCAGATATCTCACCCAGCTTAGATAGCTGCATGTTCTTGAGTCTCTGTGCATCTTTAACCAGGCGTACATGGCCCATACATCGCTCAATGTTATCTACAAACCAGCGCTTACCGTAGATAGGAACAATAGGTATATGCTTACCGGCAACATATCCCATATCTTCCAGGATCTCTTTGCCAGACATAATGTACTTGTGTACGCGCTTCTTCTTAACTCGCTTAGTTCGCACTTCTTCTGCACCAAGTGCCTGCAGCTCCATTTCTAGATCTTCTTGCTCTGCAAAGTCAGCCTTAGTAAATCTTTCTTCAGTGCCGTCCAGGTGCTCATAAATACGTACAGTCTCTCTGTACTCCTCTACCCTGTAAATCTCAGCAACATAAACTACGTCAGGGGTGTTCCAGTCAAACTCATACTCCTGCACATCTTTAGGCCAGCTTGCCGGATCTTCGTCGTACTCGTCCATGTACTGCTCTGGCGTCATAGCATATAAAACGTAACAGCTCTTAGCGTCAGACTTATCCTGGCGCTTTGCATTTAGGTCAAAGAATACGCTAGTGTCAGCATCATAGATCGGCTCGATACGTATGCGCTGCTTCTCATTCTCGTCGTCCTCTTCATCCTCATACTGTGCAGTTAGTCGCCATGCACCAAAACCACCGCCAACAGCTTCCTCAAAAGCGTTGTCATAAGCTTCGTTAGCAACCGAGTCCATCTCATCAGCTCTGTACAGGCCATCGCAAACGTCAGCTAATTTGTCTTCTCCGCCATCCTTCGCCTGGTAGTCAACAGTAACTCTATTGTTTCTGTATTCGTTAATAATGCGAATTACAGACAAATGGATTTTGTTAACTTCAAATTTAGGCTTATTCTCAAACTGTTCGCCAAGTGGCCCTTCCCACTGTGCGCCAGCTATAGAATAAAATCTACGGTCTTGAACGCACTGTAGGCGCTCTTCTCGCAGCGCTGTTTGGATGCTGTCAAACTCACGCATACACTCTGAATGAATGTTTGCTAATCGTTGTTCTTTATTGATGGCCATTTTCGATCCTCATATTCCAGGTATTGTCTACCATCTATTGTATGTTGGCAATGGCGTTACATCTTTAGGCTTTTTGTTTTTTGTCCTTCTAATAGCCTCACATGCGTAGCGCAATGCATCTATCAGGTGGTTGTGCTTATCTTCTAGCACTGGCAGCACTTGATCTGTTAGCGGGTCTATCTTGTAGCTGTACATTGTCAGCTCATCAATGGTGTGTTTGCACCTGGGATGAACAACAATATCGTAATTTTTTAAAAACTCAATTCCTTCGACCAGGCTCTTAGGACCTTTAACTGCAGACATTATTTTCGGGAATCCGTTCTGCCTCATATGGCTAATTGTTTCTGGCCTGGCAGAGTCGGCAATAATAGGGAATCTCTCAGAGTCAGGGACCGTCATAAACAGGGATGGCGTATTAACTATCTCACAGCCAACCATGTAAGCTTCATGGTCAATGTACAGTGTCAGACCTTCTACCCAGCAGCGGATCAATACGGTAGGGTCATTACTAAATCCCCAGTCAGCGCCAAACCTTGGCACAGCTTCACCAGGTGTCTCAAAGTCCTCTACATGCCAGTTTTTGAATACTCTAGCATCGCTGTTATTAACGTACTGGCCCATCCAAACGTGCAAGTACTTATCGTAGTCTCTGCCCTGGTCATACTCCATTTCAGCCTTAAGCACTTCTGGAAACCAAGGATTGTCACAGTAGTTAACCTCGACAACAGCACCATCATTTGGCGGGTTTTCGCCACGCAGCAGCAGGTCAATTGGGTCTGTCTCTTTACTAGGGTTCCATGTAAACCATAGCTCGCTGCCAGGCTTTCGGATTGTAGGTCTTAGCAGATCCAGGCTGCGCTGGCTCATTGACTGGCTTTCTTCGCACCAGGCACAGTCATAGCCCTCCAGAGACTTGATTGAGTCTGCTGTATGGTTCTGCATACCCTGGAAGATTATACGGCCTGAGCCAAACTTAGACTTGATGACAGTATCTTGGACGTCAAAATACTTTTGCACCCCCAGAGACTCTATCTTAATCTCTAGCAGCTTCTTTACAGACTGGCCCAGAGACTTTTGTATCTCACGTACACAGACTGTGTTTCTTTCTGGGTCTCTTACATGCTCTTCAATTAGCAGCTCAGCAAACAGGTGTGACTTGCCGCTACCTCGACCACCGTGAGCACCCTTATACCGTGAAGGCTTCAACAAGGGAAGCGCCCACCTTGGCGTATCAATCTGCAGTGTCTTAGCCATCAATAATCACGCGCTCAATCTTGGATACAAGCTCTATAGCTTTTCCATCCATACCACCGACTTCTTGCTTATCAGTGTAGCCATGCTTACCTAATAGCAGCTTAGCGATTGATGCGTTGTACTCCCCCAGCAGCGCCTGATTAAAGGTCACTAGCTCTTGATTTTCGTTGATTGCCTCTAATATGTCCGAAAACTCATTGTCTTCTTGTGAGGCCCAGTCGTAAACAGTAGATCTTGCTCTGTCTATCGCCTTACATAAACCAACCACCGACGGTACTGCATGGCCGTACTTGTGGTAGTTATCAACGTAGTCTTTAGCTTTTTCTACGACCTGGTCGGTCATATTTGTTGGTCTTGCCATGTTAGATCTCTGTGCCAAATTCGTTAGATATCTGCATAGAGGGATTGAGTAGTGCAACCTGCTCTTCTGGCATTGGAAGCTTGCTAGACCTTTCATCTACTAAACTACACCAGTGCAACAGTGCCACCTTTGTCTCCGCCCCTATTTGTGGATAGTCAATTAACGTCTGAGTTAATGTATCAACCTGAGCCGCCAGGTCAAACCAACCATTCTCTAAGCACTCTTCTATACGTGCTATTAAACATAATTGCTTGCTCATAGTAACCTCCTGGGTTATGTGTGCAACACAATTG